TCAAATATTAATTATGATATGGATCAAATTAAAGTGGATGAAGTGAAAGATATTCACGATAATTCAGAAAAGTTTGATGAAAAAACAGAAGAAAGTTTTAAATATCTCCAAATATTTACTGCTGTGTGTGATTCATTCAGTCATGGAGCAAATGATGTAGCCAATGCGATTGGACCTTATGCTGCGATTGTCAGTATTTATATGAATGATGGAGAATTAGAAAAAAAAGTTGATATGAATGAATATGCTTATTTAATCCTCGGTATGGGTGGTGTAGGTATTTCACTTGGATTATTCCTTTATGGTTACAAAATCATAAGGGCAATTGGTGTTAAATTATGTTGTATTACACCAAGTCGTGGATTTTCCATTGAATTAGGTTCAGCTACGATTATTATTATAGGTAGTCGCTTAGGGATTCCATTATCAACAACACACTGTCAAGTAGGTGCTACCATGGGTGTTGCTGCTTTAGAGGATGTAAAAAATTGTTCGGGAATTAATTGGAAAATCGCATGGAGAGTATTTTTTGGATGGATCATCACATTAGCGGTTGTAGGAGGGTCCACGGCATTACTTGTTGCTCAAGGGATCTATGCTCCAACAAAAATGATTGGAGAATGTCCGTTAATTGAATACAATGAAACATATTTTAACTATACTAATTAATCATCCATCGGCTTGAAATTAAATTTAGGTTTTCTCTTTGTCCCATTAGGACATTTATCTGAATTATTCTTACCAAGAACTAATCCATATTCTGTCTTTTCCTGATGCTTCAATAGTGATTCTTTAACTTCTTTCTTTTCTGGTCGCTGCTTTGAATGATAACCTTCCTCATCACACCACCTTTCCCATGCGTCATATAATTCATCAAAAGAACAGAATTCATCGCATTCAACTACATCATCATCAATCCAATTGGCGATAATATCGTTCGATGTTCTGTAAGCCTTTGTTTTATCCTTCACCTCTTTGGGTGGACATGTCCCTTCTACATTGTATTTACGGTATTTTTCCAATAGTTTAACTACGAAAAGAACATTCCACAATTCAAGCTTCTTTGTGAGTTGTTCATCTGCTTTATACTGGTGTGGATTCGCAGGACTTGGACGCGGATCATCTGTAAACTTTGAAATGTACTCAACCACCTCAATACGCCTCCAAATACCACCATCATTTCCACCTAACTTCGGAAGTTCATTACACATAAGAATAATCTTGAATTGAGGTTTGAATTGTGTAGTCTCCTTATACAAACCTCTTGTTGTCATCTTATCCCCACCCGACATCAACTTCAATTTTCCAACATAAATTGTATCTGTTTTTTCAGGTTCTGACATCCACACAAACCTCGCATGTTTAATACTCTCTAATTCAGGTGAAGCAGATGACGAACTACCCTTCTTTGTAGTTAGGTATCCAACATCCATTGAACGACTGTAATCACCTAATGCTAATTCAATTAAATCAACAAGTTTTGATTTACCATTACCACCTGAACCCGTCCAAAAGTAAAACTTCTCTTCCCTTACTTCACCAGACAAACAACTTGATAGAAATCGGAGTGTATATTCCCTTACTCCATCTGTAGGGAATACCTTTTCTAAAAAGTCATTCAATCCTTCATTTAATTCATCATAATTTTCCACCTCTTTCACAATTTCTAGAATATCATCAATACCAATGGGTATCATTGATTTATGAACAGGTAGATTCAGTTGTGTAGACAAACTGATATAGTCAGATGGTAATCCACCTCTAAATACACTTTTATTTAAGTCATAAATACCATTTTCAAAACCAATTAAATGTTTTTGATCATCCAATTTTTCACAAAATTTATTATCATAGAAGTATTCTCTACATTCTTTCATAATTTTATCTTTATAACTGGAATCTTTTAACTTGACAATTACTTTTCCACAATTTGCGACACGGGTATCATAGATCTGACGGAATTCAGATTCTTCTTCTTCTAACCGAGCCTTCTCCTGATATCTGGTTAGATAGAACATATACAGGTCAACAATCTCATTAGACAGTCGAGACCGTAATCTATGACCTTGCTCTGTGATTTCCCATCTTCCACCAATATATTCATTGAAATAATACCAAAGATTTTCTTTGATATTCGCACAGACAAATCTATCCTTAAAATAATGAAAGATAACATTTGCTACATCTGCGTGTGGTCCGGTCGCTTTATCACCTTTAATACTAAGGACGACAAGGTTTTCAAGTGATTCTTTTTTAATCTCCTCATATTTGTCAGGATCATCTTGTCTGGCCCAAAAATGTAAAGATGCAATCGTTATCTGTTTATTATTGTTCCTTTGGAACCATTCCCATTGTTTATTACATTCACTCGCATCATTATACATACTCCATTTCTTACTAAATGCAATCCATGTCTGTAGAAGGTCATGGGAAATACCATGTAAACAATATCCTACATCAAGCCAATCTGTATAATTGCTGGCTCTTTCGTTGGATAGTATCATTGTTAGCTTCTTTGCAATATCTAAATCATGTTTTTGTGTTGCTGTAAGGACTGCTGGATGGATTTCCACAGCCTCAACACTTTCCATTGAACTACTAGTTTTTAGAGTTTTAGTTTTAAGTCGATTATTCAAGTATTCTGTGTATTGAACATTCATTTCATCATGATTAATCACACTATTGTTTTTCATGATTTCTAATGGTTCTTCGAGATACATATCGATGGGTAGATTAATTAATGTATCGGAAGATACCTTCTTAATACCTGTTAGCTTGTATTTCATATCCTCTTTAGGCTTACCTGAACCATAAATAAACCAATTACCACCTTTGTAAATCGCATCGTCTACAATTTCATCCATTGTATTGGAGGGTGGTTCTTTTTCCTCTTCTTCAAAGAATTGATGGTAATCTGATTCGAGCATTAATTCACGTAGCTTAAGATAAGTCCTTTTTTCGGCAATAATATAAGGGAATAAGAGATGAATTCCATCTTTGGATTCATAACCCTGTTGAGGGGCATCACATATATTGTCCTTTTCCATTATCCAACATACTTTCTGTTCTTCTGAAAGATGGTAAAGGGTTTCAATATTAGAAAAGATATTTTGAATAATTTTTGTTAAAATATTATCGTTGTATTGACGGTTTGTTAACTTTTTCTTAAACTTAAAATCGAAATCTACTACTAAACGACATTTTGTTTGGATTTTTTCAACAATTGATATTTTATCTCCATTTACAAAGAGAGATTTTGTAAGGAGTCCATAAAATTCATCCATTTTATCATCTGGTATTGTATAGGATCTACCAGGGCTTGGAGCATAGACTATATGGGTATGTTTTCCATTTTCTGTTTTTGGATATTTTTGAAGAAAATCTAATAATTTTCGATGGACCATAATATCTTTTATATATTTTAATTTTTATATATTAGATTTTTCAAATTTAGTATTATTATTTAAGAAAGACGCAAGGTGTTAATAATAATATGGAGAAGAACGCTATAAAACGTATTTTAAATAAAGATATTAAAGAAATTTCAAATCAAAATTTAAATTCTCTTGGAATTTATATTCAATTTAATGAAGACAATTTTTTAAATGCCAAAGCGATGATTGTGGGACCGAAAGATTCATTGTATGAAGGGGGATTTTTATTTTTTAATATTCATTTCCCTAAGAATTATCCGTTTTCACCACCGGATATTACTTATGTATCAAGAAACAGAATTCGTATTCATCCCAATTTATATGTAGGGAATGGAACAAATGGTTTCGGAAAGGTTTGTTTATCAATCCTTGGAACATGGTCTGGACCTAAATGGACCAGTATCATGGATATAACAACTGTCCTTTTAACAATTCAATCATTATTAGATAACAATCCACTTCACCATGAACCAGGGCAAGAGAATAATAAGACTATGATGAATAATCTCTATAATGAAGTAATCAAGTATGAGAGTATACAGACATTAACTATTAAGAATTTAGTTGATACACCCGAAGGATTTAATATATTTTTAGATGATATGAAGAAAGAATTAACAAAATATAATAAGGATATCCAAAATTTCTTAAATTCTAAAAAATGTATCAAAAATAGAGAGATTACTGTATCATTTTATCGTATTCAAACTATATTAGATTATCAGTCATTGATAACTCAATATGCATTATTATTAAAACAATAAAATTTGATATTAATATTTATAAATTAAATATCAATATAGATAAATGGATTTAAGTTTTTGCAATCAATGCGATATGAAAATGGATCTTTATATTTCTGAAGAAGATTCTAAATTATATTTAGGATGTAAAGTATGTGGTAATAAAGAAGAACATACTGGAACCGCTTGCATTTACAATAATGATTATGAGATTGATTTAAGTAAGGTGATTAATCAAAATAAGTATCTAGAAGAAGATATCACATTACCTTCGATTACAGATAATAAAAATATCAAGTGTCCCAATAAAGAATGTAAGTCAATTAAAGAAGGTATACAATCTGATATTCTATATATTAAATACGACCATGAAGCATTGAAATTTGCATATATTTGTAAAGAGTGTAAGCAAACATGGGTGAATCAATAGATACTTAAAATTTGAAAAATATATATATTTAATTAATTATAAACATGGAAGAAGAAGATTTAAATACTTTTTATGAAAATTATGAAGAAATGAAAAAAACATATATTACAAAACCATTTCTCAATAAGTTCGAGAAAACGAAAATAATATCTGAAAGGGCGCAACAACTTGCAAATGGAAGTGTTTCTTTCCTTTCCAACCCTGAGGATTATAATAATGTCTATGAAATTACAAATCAAGAATTAAAACAAAAGAAAATCCCTTTCATTATTCGTAGACCAGTTCCAAATGGTTATGAATATTGGAAGTTAGAAGATTTTAATCTATAAGTTTTTCCTTCATAATTTATTATTTTTTTCCATTTTTTAAAAAAATTATATATGTATAAATATAAATGAAAAAGGAAGATCTATGTATGTTGTTATTAGTTGTTGCTTTACTATTAATTGTTTCGAGAAATACGAATGTTTTTGAAGGTGTCGATGAAACATTAGATGAAGTTGTTGATGAAGTTGTTGAAGAAGTTGTTGAAGAAGTTGTTGAAGAAACACCACCTGAAGTCCCTACACCTGCCCCATTACCAACACCCGATGCTGTGGAACAAGAGGTTCCACCCCCTCCTGGTTCTGGAACATTACCACCTACGGACAAGGTAGATGTTCCACCAACGCCACAAGAACCAGCTGTTCCACCAACACCACAAGAACCAGCTGTTCCACCGACGCCAAAACAACCAGAACCACCGGCCCCCACTCCACCTACTCCTCCAGCCACCCCCCCATCCGCTCCTGAACCAGTTGATAAAAAGAAAGTAACATTTGGAGAGCCATTGGTAGATCAAGGGAATGGTGCTTTCGGTCAAGGATGGGTAAGTGCATTTGATTCGAATTCTGATATCTATGCTTTAACTGGTGGGGATGAACAATATGGAGAAAAGATCCCACTTTCATTACAACAAGAATATTTAACAATGAAGAGTCTTGGAACACTAACCCCAGAAATTATGAAGAATCTAGATGAGAAGAGAGGTGGAGGACATTTATTAGGGACAGACTTTAAACCATGGGATCCATCCTCGACATCGGGAGCATTACTTGATACTCAATTTAAAGGTGTTCAAATTTCAGACGATACCCCTCAAGTTGCTAGTGTAGGTGGAGGAGATGTTGTCCCTGTTGGTGGAGGTGGACAACTTGAACTCCACATGGTATATGGAGATTGGTGTGGACACTCTCGCAGAGCTGTCCCAGCATTTGAAGAACTAATGAAGGAAACGGGTGTTAGAACTGCGGCTGGTTCATCAGTTAAATTTTTTATGACAAAGGATGATTCTCCTGATATGAAACAATTCAGAGAAGTTGTTACGGGTTTCCCTTCATACATGATTGTAAAAGCTGATAAAACAATGGAAAAATTAACTGAACACGACCGTAGTAAGGATGGTATTAAGGCCGCTGTTGAAAAATTAAATTATTAAAATATAAGTAATTAATATAGTTTATTAACTTGTACCGGTTTTTTTACAGTACTATAATTCTCTTCTTTTTGTACTTCTTCATTTGAATAATTATTTTGGGAATATAACCAATATGAATCGGCTCCAATTCTAAAATCAGGTCGAGAATCGGCTTTATACCAAAAAACTTGATCTGATAATTTATTTGATTTCGCATTATTATTAATAACTAAACATTCATAATTTTCAGTACATTGATCCATCACTTGACAAAACATTTCAAATGATGGAAACATGCCTGCATAATGTTCATATAACCTTTTTCGATTTGAAACATAATTTTCCCTTAGGATAAATACATAATCAATATTTGTCCTTAGATTTGGTGGTATGCCTAAAGCATACTGCATAGTTAATAAGAATAATAATTTATAATGACGTCCATTCATAAAAACAGATCTCATAAACTTATCTTTTGACCATGTATTATCATATAAACAATCATCTAATATTAAGAAGGCTCGAGGGTCAGTAGTATTGTCTCCTTCATTGATTTTTTGAATCATAATTTTTTGTCTCTTTAACATATTTTGAACTATGTCTGTTGTAAATTCTTCATGAATAAATAGTTTTGGAACTATTTTTTGATAAAACTGATTCGCTCCTTCTGTTCCAGAGATAACCTGTCCTACAGGTATACTCTTATGGTGATATAAAATATCACGGCATAAGAAAGACTTACCTGTATCTCTCTTTCCAATTAGAACAACGACTTTGTCATCACTTATTTGTGAAATATCAAACTTCTTTAATTCTAAATTCATCGCCATATATAATAACTTTAAATATTTTAATTATTGTTGATAATTACGCACTATAAGTTTATTCTATAAAATTATTGTATTTCTGTTTTTAATTATGAATATAAAATATCATAAATGGAATAAGAAACAAAGGAGTATACTCTCAAAATCATGTAGTGATATCCTAAATACAAAAGAAATACAATTTTTCCAACCCTATTTCTCATTGTATTTTCATATCCATAATACAAAGAATTCGCATAAAATTATTGATTTGAATAGGAGATATATTTTAAAAGAAGTATTAGAAATTACAAATAATAAATACCATACTTCAAATATATTTGCAAATTGTAAGGTATATGATAACTATAAAAACTTTCAAGAAGAAAAAGAACTATTCTGTAAATGTATCCCTCTACTCGACCCCCTATACTATATCATGAATAATTATAATAATTTTATAAACCGTAATAATTTATTACCATCTTGTTACAATTATAATACATTCAATAAGATAAATAGTATGAATAATACAGCTTATATTGACAGCTTTTTATCTTTTATTTGTTCTGAAATAACAAATAAAGGATTGAATCCTTCTTTTCCTATCTATTATGGTTCATTTAATGGTATTAAAGGTAGTTATAACTTTGATATTAGTGAAGATTATGAATCAATTAAAAAGGAGTACTGGTTTCATAAAAATATGAATAAGAATAAGTTAATGGTTGAAATGTATGTATCGAGTGATGATAGTGATGATAGTGATGGTAGTGATAGTGATGATAGTGATAGTTATATTGATAATGATGGTAATGATGGTAATGGTAATGATGATAGTGATGGTAATGATGGTAATGATGGTAATGATGATAGTGATGATAGTGATGATAGTGATACAAACGATTATATTATCCTATTAAATGATATTCCAACACAATTTATATTTATTGAAAAATTAGAAGGAACCTTAGAAGACCTTCTTAAACCAATTGATAAACTGAATATTGAATTAATATTGTCATGTATATTCCAAGTATCATTTGCTTTAATGTATCTTCAAAAATACTATAAGTTTACACATAATGATCTTCATATTAATAACATTATGTATATTTCTACTGAAAAAACTTATTTATATTATAAATTCAATAACATTTACTATAAGGTCCCAACATTTGGTTATCTATTTAAGGTAATTGATTTTGGACGTTCAGTATTTACTTTCCATAACCGATTATTTTTCAATGATACATTTGAAAAACATGGAGAAGCAGAAGGACAATATACCACACCGTCAGATCACCTCAACTTTAAAGGGAAAGATAAAGAAGAAATTCATCAGAATTTCAATTTTGACCTCTGTCGTTTAGCGATCACTATTCTTGATGTATGTGAATATAATAATTCACTTAATTATCATAATAAACAATCATTTGTAGATTTTATTTATAATATGACACTGAAAGAAGATGGAAATAGCCTTTATGATCTTCCAGATAACTTTAATATGTATATCTCTATATCAAAGTTTGCTTCAAACTCATTACCTAAGAATATAATTCAAAATATAATATTTAATCAATATCGTATTAAAAAAAAACAATTCCCTAAAAAATCATATTATTCGATTTAAAAAGGGGCTCTAGTAGCGTGTGTTAGTACACTATCGCCACCACCACCCTTCATTAGCTCACCACTTAACCCTAGTTTTAATAAAAATGAAGATAGGAATGTAACTCCAAATAGAATTAATAATTCCTGATTTCTTTTCTCCTCATCTAACAATGTATCGTCAGTATTTTTAATAAAAAAGAAAGAAATGGTATTAATCGTTGCTAATAATAAACTAAATAATAAGTTGTTATCTAACATATTTTACTATTAGTTTATAAAAAATTTTTTATTCTAATACTCATTATTATCCGCATCGTCAAATAATGTATATTTATTTGGGGTTTTATTAATTGGACCACTACCTTTACTTTCTATTAAACGAGAAACATCATTGTAAAATTCGTCGACTGTCTCAGTATCTGATATTTTATTCACACTTATTAATTCTTTTTCTTTTTTAGGTTCAGGTAAGTTCTCAACTTCTTTTGAATCTTCTCCCTTATTTGTCTCTATACCTGTTTCTACATCCTTCTTATCCGTTTCTACATCCTTCTTATCCGTTTCTACATCCTTCTTATCCGTTTCTACATCCTTCTTATCCGTTTCTACATCCTTCTTATCCGTTTCTACATCCTTCTTATCCGCCTCCTCTACATATTCCTTTCTAGGAGATAGTATATCTTCTATATTAGTTATTACATTTGAATTATCATTATTATCATTATTATCATTATTATCATTATTATCATTATTATCATTTGTATGTTCATCATCTATTTCATTGACATCTTCTTCGGGTAATAAGTTTTGAATAAACTTTTCAAGTATTGTTTTATCTTTCATAGTGGATTCTTTAGTATCGATAATATCAGCATTATCATATTTATCTTCTTCATTATTAATTGTATTTATTTCTAGATTATCACAATTTTTCTTTATTGTTTCTTCATCAACTGATACATAATCATCTTCAATATTATCCCCACCAATATATAGCTCTTCCTTACCTTCTTCCTTATCCTCTTCCTTATCTTCTTCCTTATCCTCTTCCTTATCCTCTTCCTTATCCTCTTCCTTATCCTCTACTTTATCTTCTACTTTATCTTCTTCTACTTTATCTTCTTCTACTTTATCTTCTTCTACTTTATCTTCTTCTTTATTAGCATTAATTAAGTTTAGATTCTTAATTTCTTCGAGTAACATCTGTCTTAAATTATTTGTATCTACACGTTTTTGTAGTTCTGTCTGATTTGATTCATAGGTGTCTAAATGTTGTTTTAATATTTCTTTGATTGGTAATAATTGACGAATGGTATTTTCCATTGATTCCTTAATAATAAGTTCAACTGTTCGCATATTCTTTTGATATTCTGAAGCTAAGATAGATTCATTAAATAAATACGGATTCTTCCACATTTCTCTTGCTATATTAATATAACATTTATGGATGAAATTGATAGTTTTAGGAATTACCAGATCAATATTTGCATTTGATGTGTTCGAACCAATTGAAGTTAATATTTTTGTATGGCTAATAAAAACAGCTGTAATTAGATCATCTAACCAATCACAATCAGTAATTTTAATGATCCTTTCTGTTTCAGACTCAATTATTACATTGCTCCACGAAGGGACTTTTTCAAGGAAGCTACGAAATAATAATGTAATCGATTGTTCTTTATTAATATTATTTACTGTTTTTGCTTCATCATAAATAGATTTAATACCATCAAAAAAATGTGGTGTAAGTGTATCAATTAATTGATTTGTATATTCTAACTTCGCTTGCGAAAAAATAGGGGCATTCTGTTCTTCCATTTTGTATTCAAAATATTTTATTTTCGTTTTTTATACTTCTCTTAAAAAATCAAAGAATACTCTGTAGATATTCCCATTTAATGATGTTTCATAATAAAATGCATCTAAGGGGGTATTCTCTTCAATTAACTCTTTTTTTAAAAAGTAATTCGGCAACTTCATGTTATCTAAATATTCAACAATTGTAAATACTTCTACGTTTACTTGAAACCCCATACTTTGAAAATATAGATTCATTAAATGAATATCTTCTTTGGATAATTTAGTAACATCTAATTTATCCTTTTCACTAAATAAATATTTCATTCCAGAAGTAAATATCATTAATAACTCTTGAAAAATATGAAGACCTATATGAATGTCCGTTAAAGGAGATAACTCTAATTTAATACTATTCTTTTCTTTCGGTCTTTCTGAAAATAAGAAGATTGTGAATTCATCTGCATCGCCATCAATGTATTCAGTATTCTCATTTTCCATAATTAATATAAATTTATAAAAAAAAATTATAAGAAAAATTAATTATTACTCACAAAGGATTGAGCTAAATCAAGTAAGCCGGGATTTGGACCACCTGTTACTTCTGAAGTTAATCCAGTTGGAATATTCGATAAAACATCTTTTAGTTTTGATTTACTCTTCTTATCTTTCTTATTTTTAGTTTCTGATAGAATATTTTTCATCGCCGATTTACCCATTCTTAACAGTTTTTCCCTTCCTTCCACCACATTCGGTGTTTCTGTTGATGTTTCTGTTGATGTTTCTGTTGATGTTTCTGTTGATGTTTCTGTTGATGTTTCTGTTGGTGTTTCTGTTGGTGTTTCTGTGGATGTTTCTGTTGGTTCTATTTTATTTTCCTTTATTTCTTCCTGTTTTCTTTTTTCTTCCTCTAGTTTATTTACCCTTTCAACTCTCCTTTTTTCTTCTTTATCCCTTATATTTCTTATTGCTTCATCATAGTCTTTTAACATTTTTAATTCTCCATTGATGGTTAAACCTATGTTCTCATTTGATGTATTATAACAATCACTCCAGGATGGTGTTGATACTAAAGGTTTATCATTCAATTTAGGTTGAAGTGATTCAATATTCTTACACCATGCTTTAAGGTCATTAATCTTCTTTTGGAAAAGGAGTCTACTTGCTTGTGACCCCTTTAACTTTCCTTCATATGCTACTTGTAATGTCCCTTCTTTTGCTTTTGATCCAATTGCTTGGATACCTTTTTTAGTATTAGATCCAACCTTTTTTAAAAATCCACTCCCTTGTTGATTCTTTTTCTTTACTCTCTTTGTTCTCTTTACCCGTTTTGTTCGTTTTACTCTCTTTGTTTTTTTTCCTTTTTTAACGCGATTTGTCCTTTTTCTTCGTTGTTTCGAATAATCTCTTTTTTTTTTAGACATATATAATTAATTAATATAATTAATTAATACGCAAATGATTCTAATGATTGTGTGTAAGGGTTCTTTCGGAATGGATTCAATAGACTTGAATCAATACGTCCAGCAATTTTATTATCTTCAAGTTGATCTTTCATTGTTGTAATTTCTCCATTACTATCATTCTTAGGGAGTTGATATACCTTATCTGCTGCATTTAATCTATGGTTCATATAATCATAATCTAATTTATTAATCTCCATATTTACTGTATCACCTCCATTCATTAATTTAACATTATTCTGTGTTGGACTTCTTCCTTGGGAAATTATTTCTCTTGTAGGGTTTGTTTCAGCATTCATATAATTTTGTTTCTCCATTTCTCCTTTATGAACACCACCAGCAACACCAGTATAGTCATATAGAGTTGTATCTTTCATAGTTGTATCTGGTGCTTCGAATGGTGATGGATTCTTTTCATATCCTCCAGTTATATATCCGTTATTCTTTGATTCAATTGTAGTTTGTTTTTTAGTCTTTTTAATATCATCTTGAATTCCCATTGTAGTATTTAGTGTGACATTATTCATGAAACCATTATTTTTGGGGTTTAAGGTCGTTTCTTTTATCGTTTTCTTAAGATTGTCTTGGATATCCATTGTCCTAGCATCATACCCACCCTTTAGATTGCTTTGATAATTTCTAACTCCGGTAACATCTCTTTCATTTGGTAAAGCTCTATATCCTTCTTGATGCATGTCTGTTCCAACAGCAGATACACCAGTTGATGTATTACGAATTGTATCTGTTCCTAGTTGATTTTTCATTGGTTTCCTTATACTTGCTCTTTTTTCTTGACCTTCGAAAGAAACAGGGGCAGCTGATCCAATCGGTTGATGATTAATTACAGAACGGTTTGTCTCAGGGATAATTTGAGTGGGACGTTGAGTCTTTTCTATCGTAGCCCCTGTTGTAACTAACCATCTGTCAGCTTTATTCTCAAAAAATGTATCTGGATTATGTTGAAAGAATTTACCCTGTTTACCACGTGATTCTGTTAGATTCTTACCACTGATTATCTTCCCTTTGTGTGTTAACTTTGGGTTACTTTCAGCCCTTAAATTATCAATATTTGTTTTTTCAGCAATAGCTCTTGCTATATCTTGATTTAAATCACCCTTCATATCAATATGGGATATTCTCTCTTGTGTAAAAGGTAATTGATTTGTTTTTAAAATACCTGTATCATATCTTGCTGGATCCCCCATCCCTTCTCCAAAAGTATTTCCAAAAACTTCTTGTTTTTCCAAGGGGAAAAAATTAGCCAATTCCCTCTTTTCACGATAAAATTCTGCTTCATTTCCACCTTGATGTGTATTTAATGTTCTTGAATTATCTAATCCTTCATTAATAGGAACTGTTCCTTTAAAATAAGGTGACACACCTATACCTTGATCATTCTTCATAAAATTATTATCTGATATATAGGATCCACTTGCATTACTAAAAACATAGTTTTCAAATCTTTCAGTTCCAGAATCAATTGGTGGTTCTCCTTCACTTAAGGGCGGGTTATATAAATCAGAACCTATACGATCAAGTTTTTGATTATTAATAATGTTTGAGCCTTCCTCATGTGATGACTCAAAATTACTTTCTCCTAGTGTCCGTATAGTCTTATCAACCTCATTATAATGTTCTGAATTATAAATATTATCTCCATTTGGTACAGGTGCTTCATTGATAACAGTCGTATTAACTGGATTATTACCTTTGTTACTTTCATTAAATAAATAACCTAATCCTACTAAACCACTCAAAATAGCTACTTCCATTTTAATAGTTAATATATATATTATTATATATTATTTATCGTAAATAATTTATCATTTTTAAGATTTCATCGGGTATTGTTTGATTGTTAAATAATGTAACCATGTTATTTTCCTGAAAATGTCCAACTAATTTAAAATGTTGTTCATCTTCATAAAGTAATATAATTGTTTTTAATGATTTGTCATATTCATAGAATAAGGGATAATTATAGTATTCTTCTGTTAATTCATTACTATTTAATATAATTAAATTAATATCTAGATACTCTTTAATTAAATTGATCATTAAAAAATCACCCCAATATTCATTACCACCTCGTATGATTAGATCTTTAAATTTATCAATCGTCATATCATTTGGATCCCAATCTTCATAAAAATCCCCTGTATTCTTAAATATTTTATAGAATTCTATTAATTCATTGTATCTCTCTTCCTTTAATGTCTCAGATATCCCAATTCTTAAGTCAATTGCAGTATAGTCTTCTTCACTCCCTTCATTTAATACGTGACTAATACAATTATATAAACAATCCCCCGAACCACCACAATCTAAACAACCAAATAAAGAATTATTAATAGGTTTTTCAAGATAGGAATTTAATTTCCTTATCCACTGTTTATGAAGTTTTTCCCACCCATATTCTTTAAGAATATGATGCCAATTATGTTTCTTTACTTCTTTCTCTTTGCATCCCTCTTCATAAAATAATTTTCCATTTTGAAAAAAAACATTACCGGTTAAATATCTCTTCATTTCCATTATTAATTATTAATTATTAATTTTTTATCTTTAATTCTTAATAATAAATACATGACTTTTGGACTTTACGAACAGTCTCCTTAATAATTTTCCAATCTTCAATCTGACTTTGATCTTTTTCAACGTTTTCTCGTTTATTGATTGAAGAACTGAAATTCCATATTAATAATTTTAAATAATCCTTTGTATATCTATTATGGTGAAACTGAATACGGTCAATAATAGAACGATTACAATGAAAATCGTTTGCTTCATATATCCACTCTTTTTTGTTTAATCCTTCCATAAATGGCCTTACAAGTGGTATTTTCGTGTTACGAATAAATATCTTATTTTGTAGGACTATTCCAATATAGTATTCTATCATTTCCATATCCCCTTTCATACCACCATAAGCTTTACGAAATCTCATAGACTTTAACATTAGATTAATATCTGGAGGTGTTACATTTTCATCCCATTCGTATTCTTCTTTATTCTTAAAATAAGTGGTTTTATATACTTCATTTGATAGGTAATAAACTACTCCTAATAACCATTTTACCATTTCAATCTTTATTTTAAAATCTTTTGAATAAGCAATCATTAACCAAACTATAATTGGAAAAGATTCATGTAATGTTACATCTTCTAACATAATGATTGGTAACCTCCTTAAGAAAGAATTACAATCTAAATCAATTAAGTGCTTTGATGTTTGAACGGCTTTAATATAATCCATTCTACGAACACATTTTTGCAAATGAGATAATAAATATTGATTTTTAGAATATTGTAATTTAGGTGGTGGATAGTATGTTACAAATGAAGGATTAATATTACCACACAAGACATACTTTTCTTTCTTAATACGAAATGTTGTTTCGTAATTTACATCATCAGGTTTATCTTTGAGTAATTCAATCTTAGTAGGTCTTCTATCGATCCATTGTAGATAAAAGAACATTTTTATAGAAAAAAAAGAATAAAATAAAATCAAATTTAGTTTTAACAAGTTTCACCACTATCCATCGTTGATAAGTATGTATCTTCCCCTAGGCGGTTAAATGGTTCTAAAACATTCTGCATTGGATCTTTATGAACATTTTCCCATCTATTCTTAACTTGACCTCGGAGTAGGGTTGGTGGGTTATTTAATAAGGTACTTTCTTGATGAAAGAATCCATCTTCTAAGTTTAGGTATTTGAGAACCATCTCTTCTGATGGCTTATAATGGGTATTTGGGTCATTTGAATTTTTCCTTGTAATTCCAATTAATTCTGAATCAACATCCGTTAGATTTCTATCTCCTAATAATGACCCTCCTATTTTTTGAATACGAACAGTTGGTGCCCATGGATATACAGGGGTTCCTTCTTTTTGAATCGTATTTAAATGATATTCATTCGGCCCAATAGATTGTTTCATTGATTCATTTTCAAGTTGTTCATTTATTTTTGCAAAGTCTGCCATTCTATAATATTTATATTATATTTTATTTTTTTTCTTGAATCCTTTTCATATGATCTATATTACGAACTATTTGCCTTGTTGGAAGTCCTCCCCTAATCCAGGAATCCATCGAATCTTCAGGGATGATATTCTTAGGATCCTGGATTTCATTATCTAATTTTTGAAGCATGGGTGTAAATGAGTAAGGTAATGTTGTCGAACCCGATAATGGATTGCATGGTCTCTTTTCAGTCGTAATATCAGAATCTCTAATTAATGTTTCAGTATCAACATCAAATACCCCCTTACCAAAGAATCCTTGATTTAATAAATTAGGATATTGATGGATAAAATTCTTATTTGTTAATTGTTCTTTATTCGTCCGTAATTCTGAATCTTTATCAATTAAACATCCACCTTCCCCCATCCATCCAAATCCTCCATTAAAATTGACGTTCGGTTGACTTAATTGAACTTCACGGGCTTTTGTTAAACTACAGTCACATCCATACATATTGTCAAGATGATAATTACCAGGTCCAAAGGATTGTTCGACCTCAAGATTAACAACTTCTTTATCTGATTTTAATGAAGCTTTCTTTTCTAATGAAAAATCAAAATCAATATTATTTTCAGAACATTTTTGTAATTGGAGTTCAGGAATATCTGATAAAAACCCACCATGGTATCCTTGTGATTGAATATTTTCAACTTCTGTCATTTATATATAATGAAAATATATTTTATTTTAAAAATATATTATTTAATATCTAATTCTTAAAAAAAAAATTAATCTCCTATAGGCCCATTATTCACACCATACATATTTGCAGCACATTGAAGTCCATTACCTTCTTTACATGTTTTAGGGGTCGCATATAACCATTTAGCAAATTTGTCTTGTGCATTTGGTATCGAATTCCCTGGGACGGTATAGAATTGTCTTTGAGAATTACTCTTACCAAAAAGATCATTTACATCGCGATATAATGTTGAGGAAAAAAGTTTATCTGTATAGCTTTGAACTCCTTTATTATTATACGAAGTACAAGAAGGGGTTTCAACATTCTTTGTATTATAATCATAAACTTCGGGGTTCATAAATGGATTATCTTTTGTTGGAATTTTACAGGATTCCTTTAATTTTTCAATTAATTCATCATCTTTTTTATCATTCATTAGATCTGTATTAATCTTTGCAGTAAATGTTTCTACATAACGACTACTTAAAATATATGTTAGTATTGCAACAACAAATGGTATATAGAACATATTAGCTTTCGTCCTGTCCAATAAGTAATTAATTAGGGCATAGTAAATAGACAATCTTAATAAACTATTTAATTTCCTATTAAAATCAAAATCTTTATTCGGAGTTATCTCAAACAAATACTTTTTTTCATATAGAATAGAAACTTTATCAAACCATAGAGGTGTTGTCATATATATTATACTATTATATTATTATAAAAATATTTTATCTATTCAATTTTATCAATATTCATATTTTTCTTTTCTTTAAGTTTTCTTTGTAGTCTTTCTCTGGTTACATTTGGGTTATGGTTTGGATTATCTAATGTTATCTTTCTAGTCCCCGGTTCAGGTGTATTTGAGGATTCGTGTGCTGGGGTGGGTTTACCTCCCTCACCTAAATTCTTAAGCATTTCACTTTGCATACCCATTAATGAAGAAAATAATGGATTCCCTTCCATCGAACCACAAATTGCAGTTGCTTCTTCCATAAGTTTTTGAGTATCCATCTGTCCTTCTTTATCTGTCATTTTTGAACTAATTGATTGCATTATATTCGCCATTCCTCCACCTGAAAATAATCCTTCAATACCACCATCCTTACTTACAATATTTTCAATGTCTAAATCTTGAGTTATTTCTTTCGCAATCTTTCCAATACTTGTATTTTCAAACATAGAATCCATTTTATCTACACCATCCCCGATTGATTCTGGATTCTCACGAATCACTTCTTCAATCTTTTGAATATCAAAATTTTCATTGAGTTTCTTTAATTTTTTCATATTTTTTACTGTTTCTTTATCTTTTACTTTTTCATTTGAATCAAGTAATTTAATCACTTCATTGATTTTCTCAATGCTTGATTCAGACTTAATATTGATAATACAAAATGTTTGAAGATATTTCCAAATACTATTTTTCGTTTGATCCGAAATATCTGAATTCCATATTAATTTAAATGATACATTCTGTAAAATTACAGGGTCTTCATTGAATAATTGAATATCTTTTTCAATTATTTGATCACTTATCTCTTCGATATTATTCAAGAATTCAACTATTTTTGGATGTTTTTTTTCCTCAGATTCAATCGCTTCTTTATAATATTTTTCTAATCTGTTCTTATATTCAGGAAATACACTTATTATATCATCAATGAAGGATTTAAATAGTTTAATTACGTTATCGCTCATTTATTTATAATCATATTTTATTTCTTCATTTATTTTACGCATTTATGTTCCACCCATCCGCATACCCCCACCTATTTCTCCTCTTTCAGACATCATTCTTTCATAATCATTGTCAAACTCATTCATTTTTTTATTCTTTTTAATATAACCGTCATTTTCTACATCAATTGGACTATCATTTTCATCGATTGAAGCAAAACTGCCCTGTTTGACTTGTATATTATCATCTATAGATGCAAACCCCAACCCACTTCCACCTAATCCGCTCCCACTAAAATATCCTTCCAATTCATCAACCTGACCTTGTGGTTGTTGTTGTTGTTGTGGTTGTTGTTGTGGTTGTTGTTGTTGTTGTTGTTGTTGTTGTTGTGGTTGTTGTTGTTGTTGTTGTCCAGGGGATGCAGTCCGACCCTCTAATACAGCAAATAATTCATCTGAATTCCATATTTCACCATTTGAAATCATTGTTGGAACACTCTTAATAATTTTCGGAAATGGTTCATCATCAACACAGGTAATTTGTATTGATCCTTTTAATTCAGGTTTATTTTGAAGTAATAAAAGGAGCTTACGACAATGGGGGCATCTTTTACTAATATAGATTATTGATTTTAATTTCTCATTATTCATTTATTTATAACTATAAAAAGAATTATTATAATTAAACATATTTAAAATTTGATAAATATTATTTATATTATAATATAAATAATATGGTAAAAGAAATAGAAATAAATCTGAATGATAAAAAAAGTAAAGGGGACGAGATTACTTTTGATATTAAGGGAGATTTTGAAAATGGACTTGACAAAAGTATTATTAATTCGTTGAGACGTGTTCTTATTTCATCGATACCAACGATCGCTTTCAGGACAAAGATTAATAATTCAGATATTATTATTCAAAAAAATAATACTTCTCTTCACAATGAATTTATATTGGATCGTATAGGGCTAATACCACTTTATATAAACCCTATTGATTATCAGAGACAATATTTATTCTACCTTAAAGTTAAGAGTAGTCAGGTAGAACCATTAACAACAATTACAGCAAAGGATTTTAATATCTATCCACTTAAGAAAAATATTCCAATGGATGATAACATTGAGATTAATACTGATAGTTATGATCGAACTAATCCATTATCAGAAAAAGAAAAAGCAGAAATCTTTAGACCCTTTTCTTTCAAAGGGAAAGAAGAATACTGTATAATTACAGAATTAAAATCAACAAAATCATCGATGGAACAAGAATTAGAGTTATATGGTGTCCCAAGTCTTTCGTATAGTTATGAGGACGCTAAATGGCAGGCAGTATCATGTGCCACGTATTCATTTAAAAGAAATGAAGAATTATTTGAAAAAGTATTTCAAGAAAAAGTTGATTTGAATAAAATTGCGAAATCAAATCAAGCTAAATTTAAAAAAGAACTATGGATTAGTGAATCAGAAAGATACTTTCACAGGGATAAAAATTCAGAACCATATTGGTATACGTTTAAGATAGACTCTGAACATTATATGAAACCAAAAGAGTTGTTTCTCCTATCAAATCAACTTATTATTGATCAACTTGAAAAACTTATCAATGAATTCCCTAAAATTACAACCGGTGAAAAATCATTACTTACACTTGAATCTGTGAATGAAGGTATCTTTAAAATAACGGCACATGGATATGATGATACAATTGGTAATATTATTCAAAGTTTTATATCAGTGAATATGATAGATGATACATCCATCATATCTGTATGTGGTTATAAAAAGAAACATCCGTTGGAAGATATTATTGATTTTACAGTATCCCTTAATAAGAATAACAAAGTCTTTCAAATGAATAAACCACAACAGATCGTATCAATCATTGAGATTTTCCATACAACATGTAATCTTCTTATTCAAACCTATTCTCTCATTCGTTCGGAAGCAGATAAAAAACTTTAGATTATAGATATTTCATTTTACTCTTTACTTTTTGAGCGAGTTTCCCATAAAGAATATCATCTTCTTTTCTCCACAATTTTTTTTCTTCTTCTGATATTGTATCATCTTTATATTCATTGATTAAAGACATTACCAATTCTCTAACTTGATAGGATATACCAGTCTTATTAAAGAATTCTAAATTCTTATCAATATTTGCAATGAATTTTTCACCATTGAATACGTATGAATATGTAGGGTATCTTGTTTTAAGACATTGAAAATAGCTTAATACAATATCTCTCCATCTTTCAGAATGATAATTATAAGTGTCAATTCTTTCCCCCTCATTTTTTAAATGAATTATATAACGACATAGATAAGGTTCATTTATTTTTGTAAGTAGAAGTAAATAAGTTTTTTGATCCCTTGTTAAACCGTATTCCATAATTATTTTTAGAACAATTTGTTTTTAATAAATAACATTTTTTTACCATCCAATGAATGTAAATAATCCGATACAACTTTAAGGTTTATCTTTTGACCTGTATCTTTATAATGATTGTGTAGTTCATAGACTAACGGTTTCAAAGAATATTCAATATCTTTTGTCTCTATCTCTTTCCTTATAAAACGTGATACATATCTTCCATAGAGTATAACTTTAATTCTATTAAATTCATTTCGATATTCTTCAAAATCATAACTATCTTCAGGGAAATATACCAGATATTCTTTCAATAAGTGTTGTTGTCTTAGTGAAATATAATTTAGGTATTTATTATTAAAATTCATCTTTAATGATTCAACATACTTATAATTTGGATTAATCCAGTTCATACGATCCTTCTCCTTCTTTATTGTGAAACCTTTAATTGGAAAGAATAAATCACCTTGATAATCCTTAATCATATTTTTTGTTAAGTTAAAAACATTTGTAATATTTGTGATCTTTTGAAGTTCTTCTCTTTTTATGATACCATTCTTAATTGAATGATTTTCAACCAGGAAGATAGCATTTTGTTCGATTGGACTAACGATACGATTCTTTTCATGATGTAATACAAAGGAATAACAATATTCTTTCTTTAATTCGTTAAACCAGTCAGAACCATAGACCTCGAGGAACATTTTATTGAATGGTTCTTTAGTATCCCAAGAATTTTTCGCCCCAATATTACTTCGTGTAGCTATCATCCATTCATCATTATAATAAAACATATTTATCATTGTTCCATCAATAAGGGGTTGGTATAAATGTTCTTCTGAATAATTATTAATAAGTTTTACAACATCTGTTTCCACCTGTGCTTTCTGTGGTGGAATACATACTAGACGGTTACTCTTTGTATCAATAATGGATCCACGACAATATCTTATCCATGGATGATTCTCATAATCATAAACATTATTCCTGTATCCTTTCACAATTGATAAACCTAGTTTTGAATAATTACGTACATATAATTTATGTTCTTTAAATTGGGAAAGGTAATCACTATTACTATTAATAAAATTCTGTAATTCCATAATATATAATTATTGTTTGTTCTAATTTTTTAAATATTAATTTATATATATAAGTAATATGGATATATCCCTTGTAGATAATATTGAAGATGATGAAATCATTGACCCCGAATTAGGGGGTGATATTGAAACTTCTTCGCAAGAGGAGGTAAATACTGTAATCACTCGAGAACATTTTAAAATGGACTCCTTATTTATTGTTATTTATGAAGAAGATGATGAGTTAATTGATAAGTTGTTAGTCGTTGATGGAGAAAACCTCGAACAAGATAAGGTTTTATTGAAAGATGAAAATGGAAATGATGAACTTTTATATTTTGATACAAATGATACTCTAATTATGGAAAATTCATTCTATTCAATTAATGATATTATGGAGGTTGAAGAATTGAATGACGATATTGAAAAGGTTGAATTAACGATGATTAAAGAAATGTATCCTGACATAGAAATAGAAGTTGAAGAGATAAAAGATAAAAAGTATTCTATTATAGAGAAAAGAAATAGTCTTATCACCGAGTTAATTACCCTATATAAAGCATATGATAATGATCTATTAATTTATCATATTACAGATACAGTTGATTTATTAATGGGATTATATTCTTCTGAAGAAATACAATTAGACAATAGTGATGCACATGTTTTTTTACAAAAAATAATACAAAAAGGTATTTATGAAATACCAAAATGGATCATACCAATTATTAATAATAAAAAGAAAATATACAAACAGGATAAAGAAGAAATAGAATTATCCGATGATATTATCATTCAAAATTTTGAGGATGAACTTGTCGAAAAGTTTAATTTACTAACTACATTGGAAGATAATCATTATGAAAAATTTGCAAGTATCGTCCATACATACAATCCTTATCAAAGTGATAATAAACTAAATATTCCCTATCATGGACATTATGTAAGGGATTGTAAGGAGCCTTGTGGTGGTCTAAATGGATCCTTATTATTTGATATGAATCAAACTAAAAATTCATTAGAAATTCCAGTTAAGAAAGATGATAAAAATGTATCTGAGATAGTATCACAAAAGGAACAATTATCAATTTCCGGATTCTATGCATTACCTCATACATTTCTCGATATTACAATGGAAAAAGATACCCTTTCAATGCATGAATTATATTTCTTGAGTGATTTTAAATATTCGAGTGTCTTATTCAAAGACAGAATTAAGGATAGAATTATAGAAAATATCATCAACCTTACAACTACAAATGGTGGTGATAATCTAAAGGAAAATATTCATTCGTTTATCGTTGAAGATAGAGATATTACAAATGAAGATTTAAGTAATATCCTTAAAGAAAACTTACCAGGATATACGAATCTACTCGATTCAATACCCAAAGATATTCAAAATGTAATCTATAATTATTCTGATTTTAAAAGGGCTTATTTATCCTATAATCTTGATTATGGTCTCTTGAATAAGGATAATCGTTTAATAGTTAATGAGCTAATTAAAAAAAATATTAAAAGTTATTTAGATACGTATAATCGCTCTGTAAAAAGAAAAGTAGTCAAGAAATTAAAAAAAAAGAAATCAATACTCTCTACAAAGGAAAAAATCCAATTATGCAGAACATTTATCATGGGATTACATGTTGTTCATATAAGAAATCACTACCTTAAAAAATTTATCAATGCATTCTCAAGAGAACCGAAAATCCATGAAGATCAGAATTATCTTTATGAAAGAAATTCGGAAGATAAATTGTTATGTAAACATTATCTATATGAAATTCAATCCCATAAAGACCCTGAATCACTGAATACATTAAAATCTATTTATGGTGGAGAAGTTTCTGATGGTATTATATCATGTAAAGTATGTAAAGAATTTATATGTCATGAAGATTTTTCTCTTTTAGAAGGTTTCTCTGATGGAGCCCCTACATCTTCTAGAGCTGTCCTTGATACTAGTAAAGATGCGTTAAATGAATTAAATGAAGATCAAATTCGTGTTAAAAAAAGAATTCAAAAAATATCTTCAGTATTTGGTGTTCAGTTGAATAATCATGATAAACAAACAATAATTGAATATTATGATTTGTTCAATGATGAAACATTCATCAACGAAAGATACAATGTAACTGGTGCATATAAAGGACATCCTGAATATAAAAAAATAAAAGATAGTTATAATTTTATTAAACCGGCAAAGAGTAAACAAGATAAAATTAAAAATATAAAGAATAAAGAATTATTAAACAGAGATTTATCTCCCTTTAAAGAATATTTATTGAATTCAAATGAAATATTTATTCACTCCTTCTTTATTTTATTTTTTATCCAAACATCAATACCATCCTACCCGATTAACCCATCTTTGTCTATTAATTTATGGAATTTCGAGGGAATGGAATCGTGGGAAGAAATAAATCAAGATATTACTTCAAAAATAGTCATCGATACAATTAGTGTTGTTAAAAAAATACTTCATAAAATGATTTCTTTGAACTCTAAAGATAAGTTCTGGAAGAATGTTAAGAAACTTTTAAATGAAGAAGGGGAATATAAAGGATTGCCCTCATTTCATAATCAATTCTTAAATGTTACAAGTTATCTTTTAAAGAATGATCAAATTAGGAAAAAACTTCGAGAATATTATTTATTTAAAAAAGAGAATGTTAAGGAAAGTTATCTTAATGAATACTGGATTACATATAAACCATTATTTGATAATGAGAATGTCCTTATGATTAATAAAAAAGTAAATGATGAATTTTTAGATATTCAAGAATTTCTTCTTAAGAATGGACAAGGATACGTTTATGAGAATATTTCATCAATACGTTCATTTAAAGATGCTTATGAAACACCACGATTTAAACAATTGAAGATTCCCTTTTCAGAAATTATGAAGAATGAATCCTATGAAAGATTGTTTAATTATGCAGTTCATCTACATGGTAAATCTCCATCAATACCACTTATTAATCTATTAATAAATCAATTTATTAGAACTATTACAGATTCAAACGTTGAAGCGATGCTTGGAAAAATAGGATGGTCACCTAAAGGTTTAAAAATTATTGATTACTCAAAATTTAGACACTTATTTACGAAGGAAATTACAGAATATTTTAAAAGTAAGACCCCTGAAGATCGTAGTTCTGTTGATATCTATATTCATTTTAATATAAATAATTGGAATGGAATGTTATTAAATGGGAACTCTAAAAGGAACTATTCATATATACCCCCCGTAGTCTTCCCAAATGAGACATTTGAAGATTTATTAAAAGTCGATGTGGATAAAGAAGAAAGAGAAGGTATCACTAAAAATTTTATCAATGAATTATTCAACCGTTATTGTCTTGATGAAAATGAAGAAATAAATGAAAAGTATGAAATAGATCGTTTTATTTATAATCTTGTAGATGATCCAAATATAGAGAAAACGAAATTATGTCATAAGGCAATTCCAAAAACAAAAGAAAATTTTTACCGGTTATTAGACTATAAGAGACAATCTTCAAAATTACCTCTTCCTAAAATTATTCAATATGAAAATACAATTGAAAAACTGTTCCGTAAGTTTATCAAGGATAATAATCTTCTGAAAGAAAACGCGGATGATTCCTATATTATTTTCCGAACATTAAACGATTTTACGGAAGAGACTCCTGAAAAAGAATATCGTATTCTCTTTAATGATATGTTTACACATAATTCATTTATGATTAATAAGATACAAGGATTTTTCCATAATAATAGTTTACTCGATAAAGAACAGTTAGATCGTTATCGTTATAGTTTTGGACGGAATGTTGACTCCATGAGTATTCTACTTAATAAAATGTTAGAATCAACAGAAAAAATCCCTTCAATGATTACACATTTATTTCATATTCTTTCAAGGCTAAGTAATCATCAAATGGTTGAAACGGGTGTATGTTTTCATAATGATATCCCTAAAGAATGGAAATTAAGCGATACAAATAAGGATCATTTAAAAGTATTCCTTGAAAATAATGAATTCTTACTTCATAATGATATCTTTATCGTCCAAAAAGATAAAAGCGATATTGGTTTCTATCACTATCAAAAAGAAAATAAATATACGATCTATATCCAAGGTCTTTTTCAATATATAAAACAATTTTATCAAAAAGATTACCATATATTAAAAGGAAAAGATAGATCACAATTTACAGATGAATATAGTAACATAATGAACCGATTTACATTTTTATTTATCTTCTGTAAGATTATTAATTATATTGAACTCTTAAATGATAATGAATCTTCAGTATCTGTTCATGCAAATACACTCTTCTCTTCATTAGAAGAACAAGAAAACTTAGAACATAGTGAATCAATTAAAATATGTACAACATTAAGTTTTGATATTTTAACTGATTTATTGGAGTCATTTAGTGATCCTTTATGGATTTATCAATCAGGTAATATATCTGAAAAATTAAGTCAACAAAAAGAAAGAGAAAAACAATCTATTCTCGATTCAATAGAACATAAAACAGATGATGAAAGGCATGTTATGATTCATACACAAAAGTGTGGATTAAGTACTTACTTTACAAAAGCCGAAGAGGAGAACTCTTCCCATATTCAAACAGAAAGCTATAAATTAAAAACAAATGATGAAAGAGCAGAAACAGCAAAAGAATTATTTTCCCAAAATGAAGTTGAATTAGAGGTGATTGAACAAATGGGGATCAATTCATCGAACCTTCAACCTGGATTCTCTGGTGAAGAAGAAGGAAATTACATTCCAGAGGATGAAGATAGAGAGGGAGAAGGTTTGGATGATTTTGATGATAGTGGTGATTATCGTGAAGGTTAAATATATATATATATAATAGTATATGTTTGAAGATTTACTTGGTTATTTTTATGAAGAATTATCTTTTAAAAGAGAGAAAGAAGAATTAGATGAAGAAAATAAGTATAGAAATCGTTATATGTATTTCTTTGTAATCCTATTTATAATACTTTTAATCTGTAGTTTTTTTAATATTATATAGTATATTATGGAAGCTATCTTATTTATTCTCTTTATTTATATTGTAATCCTTTTCCATAAAAGGAATACATATGAATTCTTTATCCCTAATGAGAATCAATATTCAATTTGTCCTTCAAATGATGAAGGGGGGAAAGGGGAAACAAATATTAGTATAAATGAAAATAAATTGCCCAAAGTTCAAACTGGATTTTTTACCTCTCTTATTGAAACTACAGGTGAAAAGGATTATTCTTCCTATTTTAAAACACCAACATGTTCCCTTATTCAAGAATTATCTTTTCGAGATTTCTATGGGAATGATATTGTTGATTATGATGAAAATAAAAAACCAATCATGATTAATCCAATAGATGATCAATACTCAAAACCCCTAGATAATTATTCGGTCCTTTATCCTAACATCTTTAATGATAAGTTTGTTAAACAACATGATAAAATTATTCATAAAGATGAACGTTTCTAGTATACATATCAAAAAACATGAAAAATATAAAAAGAGAATATAAATCTTTCATATCTTGCGGTGTATCTAAATAAGTATCCCCTTCTTTAACTATTTTTTTAACATTAAACTCGCGACAATATACATCATAAGGTAATTCGGGACCATAATAATATTCAGATAATTCAATATATTCTTTTGAATATTGTGAAATATATCTCTTATAAGCTTCATTTGCTTTATGGTATCCTTTCTCATCTTCAGAAAGTGTATCGTATAATACTTCATAGGATTGTTTTGTTTCATCTTTCTCTGCAACACGGATAACCAATTCCTTTAATGATTTTTCTTCATTTTTTAATTCATTACTTACACCATTTAACCTCCTTTCTAAAGCTTCGAGATCCATAGTTCAAGCAAGTCTTTTTATTTTAAATAAGTATTTAAAATAAAAATAAAATAATATTACTAATAAAAATGCCTCCAATTCGTAATATTACACAAGTAACTCTTGAAGATATACACGAAAAAATCCCTGAATATATCCATGGTAATAACGTTATCATTCAGAATTATGATGACATGAAAGAAGTCTACTTATCAATGCTCCGTGATAGATATCTCTTTACAATTGATAGAGATATTTTAGTTCATTCTCTCATTGATCTGACATATATGTTTGCTCCTGGCGACGACGTAAATAAAGATAATGTGCTTGATACAATTACACTGGAAGATGAAGATGAAGATGAAGATGATGATGATAGTATTAATGACAGAGATGATATAGTTATTAAGGATATTAGTGGAATGGATGATGGTGAATTAGATGAAGAAGTTGCACCATTCATTAAATCATCGGGTGGAGGAAGTGATGGTAGTTGTCATGATGGATTATGATCTTCCTAATAACATATTCAACTCTCTTTTTATAAACAGTGACAGAACCTTTTTAAAATAGAAAGGGTTCTTGAGTTTATCCTATCTTTTATTTAAAAATTTGATTTTTATAGTGTTAAAATATTAACGAAACTTTTTATGATATGACTTTAGAGATCCCCCCACTCCCTTCTCTAAAAACAAATGTATGCTTTGAAAACCTCTATACTATTGAATCATGTTCTGTAGCGGTTGTTTACTGTATTTATGATAGGAAACGGAAAACTATCGTATCTATGGGAACATCAAGGGCTTGTGGAGAAAATCATAATAAAATATCAATTCATGCAGAACAAAAATGTCTTGAATTCTGTCGTTCAAATGATAAAAGACATAAGTTTGAAATCTATATTTGGAGATATTCAAAAGAAGGTAAAGTAAAACCAGTTTTCTGTTGTGGGGCTTGTACAAAATTACTTTCGAAATTTAATTATGAGAACAAAGTCTATACTTTTCAAAATCATCAAATATGTCCGGCTGTAGGTCAACCTTATATAACACTCGGATATCAAATCAAGAACCAATTGTAATTATTTTTTTAAAAATTTGAAATTAATTATTTGATTTATTATTACTAAGAAACATAAGATGTTATCATCTCTTACAGAAGAACTCTTTGATGAATATATTTTACCTCATTTACATTACCATGATGTAGCAAACCTTACCATGTGTTCAATATATTTTAGGGAATTTTTTAAAGATCATCCATTCTGGAAAAAGATGTTTCTTCGTGAAAAAGGATATCAACACTATGAAAAAAAACTCAATCAATTATTTATTTCAAATAACAAATGGAACCCTTCAATGTATTGGCAATGGACCGAAGAACTAAAAGAATTAAATAAATGTAATCTAATCATCAAGAACAATACAAAGGATATACCGTTTGATATATGGTGGAGAGTAAATCGCTTTAATTATCAAAAAATCACCAAAAAACCACTTTTACCCCGTCGGTTATTTGTTCATCCTAGCTATCCAAATAATAAATGGATGTGTATCCCTACAAAAGAATGGCTTACTCTACATCCTTATGAAAATGTTGGATTTTCATTTATTGTAAATATTCTTCAACTTATGATAGACCCTGTAACAAAGAAAACTGGTTTTATTCGAGAGATACATGAACCGGGGAAATTTATCCCTATTAAAGGAACAAGGAAACACTACGAAAATTATAAGAAACAATTTATACGGATAAAATCAAAAAAAATAGATCTTCAAGAAAAGATATCGAAGAATGATAATGATATTGAAATTTATAAGGAAGAAATTAATGTTCTACAAAGAAAACTAAATATTCTTCATGGAAATTATAAAAGGGCAAAAGATAAAAAGAAAGATCTTGAATATCTTTCAAACATTATAAAGTAATCTCTTTTCATAACTATTATAAAACATATGTCGTGTGAATGGCTGACCATTTGGGTCTTGGGTTCGAATCCCAAACACGACAACTACCCCAAATTCACATGCAACCACAAGATTGGAGGACTTACTTGGAATGATTGACCCACTGGGTCCCGAGTAAAGGGTGGAATATAACATAAAATAGACACTTTGAGGTGGAAGTGTGTGGCTGATTGATTAACCATCATAACGAAATTCTAGGATCGCAACCTGGATTTAGTTTTGAGGGTATCAGACTCCCCTTTATGACCTTATTTTCATAATCGAATTGAAAATGAGAATTTTAAAGGGGAGTGGGTAGTTTTTTTTATCCTTCAAAAGAACCATCTTCTGTTTGTATCGCATAAATATTTAAACAAGTTAAACCACTAATTAATAATACAATACATAAAACAAAACTTAATATAATACATACATCTTTGTTATTACAACAATTATATCTTTTTCTTCGTGTAATAACTCTATCATTTGTTTCATCCTTTTCCCAAGCTCCCTCTAGAAAGGGTTCATCAATAGGATATTTAGGCATTTCTTTGATTGATTAATTAATTCATTCAAAGAAAATTCAAATTTAATAATTGTTAAAAGTCTATTTATAAACTACAATGAAGTTTCAACAAACAGATAATCTTTATGAAAATTGGATTAAAAAACATACAATGAATACTATTATTCATTCACTCAAACAATATTCTTTTTTTGATGAACATCCACACTTCATCTATTTATCCATGATAGAAGAACTTTATCAAAACATCAATAATAGCATTCATTTACTAAATATTCATTCACATCAATACAAATATTGTAAAAGGTTACTGTATTCCATTTATTCAAATCTTTATACTGTCTATACAAAAGATTATTGTCTATGTGAAACAATACAATACTACTATTTTAAAAATAAAAAAGATGTGAAGGAATTATTACAACCATTCACATCCTATGAAATAGATGATGAATATCTTCCGATTGAAACATTCTTCCGTGGTATTCATCAACTTATAGAGGTTAACCTATTGTATCTTTTACATGAACATAACAAAATTGAACTATTAATGGACATCGAGAATGAAACAATTAAGGATATTATTTATCATTGTATATCCATCTGGAAACAGCTTATTGAAACATTACATTTATTATCATCCCTTGATGAATTATATTACCAAAAATATAGAAATATGATCTATGGAACCTCTGGTGGAGAATCCATAAATCTTCGTAAGCTTCAAAAAAAAATACAAAACCTAGATAAACTCCTTACTTTTAATATTTATGATACAATTATTCATAAGAAAAAGGATAAATATTTAATTTCAGCAGTTAAATTATATCAATACTATTCGACTCAATTCTGGTTAACACATTTTAACTTGGCTTCTTCAACAAATGGAATACAAAATAAAGGAACAAAGGAAACACCCGTCTTACAGTTAATTGACAAATGTATCCATATGGTAGATACAAAAATAAATCAAACGATTTATGATGTAAGTCAAGAAGTTAATGATCCATCTTCAAGGATAAATATATGTAAAAATACAGAGAAATCAATTGGCAAATCTATTTACAATTCGTCAAAAGAGTTTTTAAAAAAAAACAAATAAGTTATAGATGAATACTATTAAAGTTACCAAAAATGCATGGATGAAAATGTCACAAATAATCAACGCATCCAAGAATAAATATGGATTCATTTACTCTGCGTCGAGTGGCGGTTGTAATGGTTTTAATTTTGAATTAAATCTATTACAAAAGAAGATATACGGTGAAATTATTAAAAAAAAATTCCATACTGTCTTAACTAAGGATTCTACAAAACTGTATATTGATCCTGTAAGTGAAATGTATCTCTTAGGGACAACTATTGATTATATTCAAGAAGACTATGGAAAAGGGATATTTGAAAGTAAATTTAAGTTTGAGATTAATAAAGAAAAAATGTCGAGTTGTGGTTGTGGAATCTCATTTACCCCTCATTCACATCTATAATCCCTTCTTCGGGATGAATTATATTTTTCTTTTCAGGTGTAGATTCCCTCCATAAATTTTTTATTCTTTTCTGCTTACTCTCATGAATAAATCCAATATGTTCGGGAGGCTCTGTTTCTGATCGTGTTAAGAATCCAAACACGCTATTTTCATTAATACTCTTACATGCTTTTTTAAAATAGATCATCTTTTTATCTTTCATATCTTCAGAATAGAATGAATAATTTTCAGAAGACTCATCATATTTTATACCTTCGGTAATTAATAACTTTATTTTTAATCGTTCATCTGCTAAATTAATACCATTTAATTTTTCAACGACTAAAGAGATAATGTTATTTGAAATAGATACATACCAGACTATAATATTAATTAATTCAGTATTATCTTTGAAATATGGATTATTGTATGTTGTTAATGTCGTAATTGCGAAACCACCAAGGATTTGAAATATTCTTAAAAATCCAAATAAGTTTTTACGGTTTTTATAAATAGAATAATCTTCTTTGACATCTTTAATATAATTTGAGATAACAGTATAATCACGATCTTTCATTTCTTCTAGTTCTCTTATACTTGTCTCAATTGAAGACTTTCGGATACATTTATTCATAAAACACATAGTTTATTACTTATTTTATTTAATTTCACTCAATAATACTCTTAAATCATAGTATCCCATCTTATGTAGGTCAAGTATATTTCTTGGAAATCGTATTACATCCATATGATTTCCATTATTCGGACAATTTATCCAACGACATTTCTTCATACAACTACAACAATATCCTTTATTCATACCAGTTTTCACAATTATTTTTCTAAAATCATTATTTACATTTGGATTATCAAACAAGAACCGTTTACCAAGCCATATCCATCCGGGTGATTTAGGAATCCAATACAAATACCCTTCTGTATTATTAAGATAATTATCAAGTGTTACATTATTTATCTCCATATTAAATTTTTTAACCAGTGATTGACGTATCTTATTTTTTAGTTCTTCTTTCATTCGCTTTCTATTTTTAAAAGTTTTAACATAGACATCGATAATTGATGAAATATCATTATTGATTTCAAATAAAAGAGAACAACTCATACCTATTAATTCAACTTATTTCCTTTTCTTTAATTCATTGAAGAATATCCGAATATTATTTCTTATCATAATAATTTATCAATAAAAAAAAAACATGGTTTGGAGAAGCAGGGCATCGATCCCTGTACCTCTCGCTTGCAAAGCGAGCGCTCTACCATTTGAGCTACATCCCCATATAAAAGTATCTATTTAAAATTTATAATTTTTTAACGTATTTACAATATTATTCATTCGTTATTTGACAGACAGTCTTATTATTTGGATCTCTCTTTAACATATCGGGTGTTAGTTCTACATATCCATCATTGTAAGTGTTGAACTTCTTAAGATCATTAATTACAGCATCTGTTCCAAAATATTCATGATAAATAATATTTTCTTTCAGGTTATGTCCGAAGGTTGCAAAGATATATCTTTCAATAGTTAATGATTGTCGGTTTTCAGTGACAAATGAATACATATAATTACAATCATATTCTCTTATATGATGTTTTGTCATAGGGAAACACCAATCTTTTTCAAAATTAACCATATCAATAATTGGATGATAGGGGGTAATCAATAATTCACCCAATTTCACCATATTTACTTTGTTATTAATACATTTAGTCTTTACTACACATTCAATTGAACTTTCTGTATACATTTCATTATGTCTCCCTTGATCATCCTTTTCTGTATGATAAGTGATTACTCGATCCCCTTTACAGATATCTTCTACATTCTTATAGTCTCCAGTAACCATTAAAACACGACAACCTTCGGCGGCACAACCACCCGACGCCGTATTATAGGCAGCCATTGACACGGGTGCCGCTTGACGTGTAACGGTTGACCTTCCTTTAGATCTCATAGGTGCTTGTTTTACATCTTTCTTGGGTGGTGGGAGTGAATCAAAGGTATCTGATACTTTATCTCTGATCTGATTGAACAGTTCTCCAGAGAAGTTTGAAACACCTTTATCCTTAAAATTGTTACATAGTTCATGGCGATAGGCATCCTGAAGAGAACGGAGGTAATGGATCCCCCATCTGGTAAACCAGTCTTCTTTCTTTCCTTGACTCGTCATATTCAATGCTTCTCTAACTTGACCCGATAAATCAAAAAGGATATTTGAAAGATAAACATTATTACACTTTCTTACTTCATCCTTAATCCGGGTGATAAGTTCATTAATACCCCCTTCAAATGAATTGTCATTGTATTTTTTCAAGTCAATACAATGGTTGATCACTTGAATCATTTCTTGGCGGAAATTTTGTTCCAAATAATAATCCCTCGATGGACGGTTATTTTCATTTGTCATAAGCATTTTACCACCAATGTCAAGTGTAATTTCAGCACAATCATTCAAGTATTCTAGACTTTGGCTACTACTACATGATGTATTCAAATCAAAGATAAAGTTCTTCGATTGACCGTATTTTAATGAATCAACATTTACATCGATTTCATTCGTTTGAGGATTAGGAAAACCATGGAATGTAACATTCTTCGATAATTTAATCTTCATATCTACATTTGTTAGAGCAGTAGTTAAAAGATTACTAATACCATGGATAAATATATTTCCTAAGAGAGATGCATCCGGAATGAAAGAGAATCCATCACCACCCGAAGCATTCGAAAGGTTTAGCAAAAGGTCTGATTGAAGATTGTATCCAAAACCATAACACGAAAGCATACATTTAAAACCATGATCCCTAAAATACTTTTCTAACATATATACATGTCCTCGTGGAGGATCAACATTTGGGATACCATCAGTGAGTAAGAATATCCCTTTCACCCTTGGAGGTGGAGATGTTTGACGCAAAATATCAAGAGATGTATGGATTCCATCCCACATATTTGTATTTGTAATCGGTTTCAATGCATCCAATTCAGCTTCCATAATCACACGGTTTTCTGGTGTACATGCTAGATTTGAACAGACTACAATAGCTCTACTACTATAAGTAACGATTGATACATTATCATCTCCATTCAAACTGTGTAGAATTGTTTTCGCAGCGGATACTGTTAGAGAAAGGACAGAAAATCCATGTCCAATTGTTTCATTGCGATCACCTTTAAGTGTTGCTTCTTCACTCATTGAATAAGATACATCGATACAAAGGACAATGTCGACAGGTGGCCTCTGTTCAACATTAGGAACATCAATGTTCACAAACAATTTATTATCTAAATAATAAGAATTTAACTTAATCTCATCCAATGCGGAAACAAATGGAACCATTACTTCTTCTGAAATACGTGAATCGGTTTTCAATTGTTCTTCTTTCAAACGATCACGAATTTCTTCAATACTTCTCTTGAGTGGAAGATTTTCTACTAAATCACCTTCGGTAAGTGGTTCCCTGGTCATTGGTGATGTAGTATTTGTAGATAGCCACATTAGAATCTCTGATTTTTCATATGAATGACCGTCCTTACCTAGGACAGGTTCATTCATTAATTCCCCGGTAATGGGGCAGTAGAAGTCTTTCGGGACAAAGGTTATTTCTGCTTCCATTTTTTGTTACTTTACTTGATAAAAATTAAAGTAGTTTCAAATTTAATATTTTATAAAGATATATACCGATTTTATAAAAAATTTGATTTTTATTTAAAGAATTGTTTCAAAGACTTTATTGAATAATGGAACACTTAAGGATTTCTACTATTACATGTATTCTTCAAATATCTTCCGATATTAATTTAAAGAAAATATATGACTCAGTCCCTATCACGGAGTATATTCCTTTTATAGAGTATGGTTCAGATAATGTCCCCAAAGGGTTTTCAAAGAAAATGTTAAGGAAAAAAAGGAAAAAAAAGAAAAAGAAAAGTTTTTACAATCAATCAACTATCCATGTTGTTCATGATGGTAAAATAATGAATGTAAAATTGTTTAATAATGGAAAAATACAAATTACAGGGTTAAAAGAAGTTCATCAAGGTCCCGAGTTAGTTAAACGATTGATTGAATATCTTCAGGATTTATCAGTCCTTGATTATGATACATTTTTAATGGATCATAAATTAGTATTGATTAATAGTGATTTTGATATTGGTTATGAGATTAATCGTGAGATCCTTCATCGAGAAATCATTGAGTCGGGGATATATTCATCCTATGAACCCTGTATCTATCCAGGTGTAAATATAAAGTATTTTATGAATACAAATAATTTTGATGGTATATGTGATTGTTTAGAAATGTGTAATGGAAAAGGAAGGGCGGATGGAGACGGAGATTGTAAGAAAGTTACAATCGCTGTCTTTAAGAGTGGTAAAATTATTATTACAGGGGGGCAAAATACAGATCAACTAGAAACTTCCTATAGGTTTATTAAGAACTTCATTGATGAAAGGAAGGAACTTTTCGTTTTAAAATAATAATATTAAATATAATAATATAGTAATATGGAATATGGACAACAAATGCAACAAGCGAAAGACAATGCTATGATGGCTTTCTATCAGAATCCGGGATATCAACTTGAAAGAAGGGAAAAGAAAACATTTATTTTGAAGGTTGATTCAAATGGAACTATTAATTTTAATGAACCATTACAAGAACCATTAATTATTGATCGTTTATCAGATATTTATTTAGAAAGTTTTTTGACGTTTCATTATAGAATTGATGGCGTTCCTCGCAACGAAAGCGGAAATCCAACATGGCCAACGATCGATTTTAAAGACGATATCAATAAATCAGCATTTGTTTTAAAAATAAACGAATTTAATAATCAGGGAAATTCAAGTGAAGGAAATACTTTTAATAAAATTGTAATACCCCACGTAATACCTACATCAGGTCAAACGGGTCCATATCGTAAGATACATAAATCAAGAAAATTAAATTATATTTGTAGTATGAACCCTACAACCTTGTCAAGTCTCAGTGGTACTATTACCGGATTAGATGGTACAACAAATATGTTTACAAAAACAGGAAATGGGGGAGTAGGGTTTCCATATGAAAGTGACATGTTTCTTGCTGAGTTTGTAATTGTTGCGCGAGATTAATTTCGTTTTAAAAATAATAATATTATTATTAGATATACTAATATAAAATGGAATACGGACAAATGATGGAACAAGCAAAAGAGAATGCAAAATTAGCGTTCTATCAGAATCCAGGATATCAACTTGAACGTAGAGAAAGGAAATCTTTTATTTTGAAAGTTGTGGGTGGTGAACCTGGTGTAACAATACATACAGATGGTAAGTTTAATCTAACCTTACAAGAACCATTGATTATTGATCGATTATCAGATATTTATTTAGAGAACTTTACGACTTTCCATGGTAATGGTGGTTTAGATGGTTCTGACGGTAAAAATTATAGTGCTTTTGTTTTAAGAATTAGTGAATTTAATCATCAAGGGAATTCAACAGATCTAGTAACATTTAATAGTCTTATTATTCCAAATGAATATAATACGACTGTTTCGGCTGGAAGGAAGATCCACAAAGGTAAAAAATTAAATTATGTTGCAAGTGTCAATCCATCTACATTATCAAATATATCCGGAACAGTTACTGGTCTAAGTCTTGACACTAAAATGTTTGGAAATGGTGACATGTTTCTCGCTGAATTTGTAGTCGTCGCGAGAGATTAAGTTCGTTTTATCTTTTATTTTATAAACTTTTTTTTAATAAGTATATCAATGTCAAATGATACATTTATTCACCAAAAAATGATCACTTATCTAGGAAACAAAAGAAAACTCATTCCTGAAATTGAAAGCATCCTTCAAGAAGTATGTCAAGTGTTACAGAAGGATAAATTAAATCTTTTGGATGGTTTCGCGGGTTCAACGGTTGTTTCAAGGTTATTTACCAAGTATGCTGATGAATTATATTCCAATGATCTCGAAATGTATACATTGATTATGAATCAATGCTTTCTTATTCAACCCGAGGATTTTCAAATGAAAATGATAAATCATCACATCCATACTATGAATAAAATAGCTGAAAAAGGCCCATATAAAGAAGGTGTTATCTGTAAACTGTATGCCCCGAAAGATTCTAATAATATTCAAAAGGGTGAAAGATGCTTCTATACAAGGGAAAATGCGTTAATCATCGACACCCTTCGCGATTATATTGAAAAGAATGTTGAAGATCATTTATTTTCATATTGTATCACACCCTTACTCATTCAAGCAAGTATTCATGTGAATACAAGTGGGGTATTTTTAGGATTTCATAAAAATAAGGAAACAGGTTTAGGGCAATGGGGGGGAACAGCGGAAAATGACCTAGAACGTATTAAAGGTAAAATTTGTTTAGAGATACCATCGTGGTCTACATATAATTATCAACATAAGATAACACAAAAAGATATTAATATTCTAATGGACGAAATACCATCGACATTTGATTTAATCTATTTAGATCCTCCGTATAATATGCACGGTTACTCAAATAATTATTTTATGTTTAATGTTATCATAGAGAATAAAGAACCAAACAAAATATCAGATATTTCAGGAATACCTGTAGATTGGAATCGATCTCAATACAATTATAAAAAAAGCGCATATTCCGCAATGGAGGATCTACTTCATAAATCACTTCATAAATCAAAATATGTTCTTTTATCTTATAACAATGAAGGAATAATTCAAGAAGAATGTTGGGACTCATTATTGAAAAATTATCAAGTGAAAAAATATGAAACCAAGTATGATACTTACAAGGGGGGGAGAAACCTTAAAAAAAGAGAGAATAAAGTAATTGAGAAGATGTTCTTAATTCAGAAAAAATAATATAATAATATAATAATATTATATTAATATATAGAATGAATGTTATACTCCTTACTCTTTTTCTATTAACTGTATTTTTCATAATACAAAAAAATAGTAAGTTCCAAGGTAATAATTATCCTTTAAATGGAGGGTCAAATGGTGAGGGTGTCTTAAAAAATATTAAAAATACATTAAACCTTAAAACGACAAAAGAAAAAAGAATTGAATTAATTACATCTTTAAAAAACATTTCGACGTCAGATAAAGTAACTATATCAAATGTTGAAGATAAGTGGAGTCTTAATAAAAATACAATTGATCCTGAAACAAAGAAAAAAGCTGTAAACATTATTAAGGATGTTATGGAAAATATAGGGTGGTTTTCAGATAATAAGTTTTTTGTTAGAGATATTGAAAATATTTATGTTATGAAAGATAAAAATGAAAACTTTCGTTCGATCATAAGTTCTTTTATACATGATATTAAGAATTTCCATACAATTAAGTTAATTATTGATGTTGTTTATTTTGATAATATAATGTATATTAATCATATTGATATCGATGAAAGCGGTATCAAAAATGTTCTTCAACATTATGATATAAAATATAAATCATCAGGTATTCTCTCAAATTACAATAATTTTGATCATAATGTTGAGGTTATGGTTGATAACTTCTATAAAGAAAAATATAAATTAATACCATTAGAAGATTCACGAGATTTGGATCTATCGGGAACATTCTCATTTACAGAATTAAAGGCTTCTTTTAAACAAAAAGAAGCTATTAATAAAGGATCACCTCACTTTTGTGATAAAGAAAAAACAACATGGGATACAAAAGGTGTAAATTTTGTAGGGAAGGAATCATGTACATTTAATAATTCATCAATTAAAGATTATCCATATGTTCCAAGAGATATACCTGGTGGAATTGTTAACAATGTTGATATTAACACTTATACATGGTTAAATGATCCAATTCGAGGACATACTGTTTCAAGTCTATCTTAAAAAAAATATTGTTTATAGTTATAAATAAATGGGTATTGTTGAAGGGTTTGCTACTTTTGCGTTAGAAAATGATGTTGAAGAAGATAATTATGATTATCAACTTAAATTTCTTGGTGTAGTTATTCTAATGAAGGTCCTAATGATCTATATCATTAGTCAATTCATTTGGCCCAAGGTTATGCCTTCCATCTCTTCGGGTATTAAGGCTAAACCTGGATTTATGAACCTTCTTGGTTTATCGTTAATTATTAACTTTTTGCTCTAGATAATAATATTATTTTTTGAACAATAATTAATCCAGTTTATATCTGGTTTCTCAAGGCCATAAAATTCATACACTTCATTATAATCTTTTACAGATCGGCTATTTTTGATAGATACATATTTTAACCAATAAACTAAAATATCTTCAATTGATGTATCCTTATTTGCGAATTTTATAATTAATTTTTTACCTATATCAATTGAATATAATCTTGAATTGAAATTATACCTTTGACATAGGATAAAATACATATATTTCTCCATTAAAGGATAAAATTCTTTTTTTAGAATCTTTGGATTATGTTGAGAACACATTCCATAATTTAATAATTGACCCTTTCTCTTACATATTGTTCCTTTTTTAGTCCTACATAAACAGCGGACTTTACCAATTTTACTTGAACATAATATCCTAATATTTTTTTCAGGTTCTGAATATGGTTTTGTAGTATCACTATTTATTTCTCTACATATGGGACATGGTATAAAAACATTAATATTCTGATAAACCATTTTTATAAAACATCGATAATGAAAACTATGTCCACATGTTAAAATTTTTTGAACATGGTTTTCTTCGATTGAATCTAAACATATAGGACAAACATCCATTTATATCACTATTTATTATAGTCTTTCCTTTATATCTTTTATTAATTATTTTTGCAATGAATACTACAATAATTGTATCCTAATTTACAATTTTTAGTACATTGTTTACCCTTATTTTTCCCCCGTGTTAAAATATGTTCGCATTTTTTAATATGATAAGAAGATATATAGTTATCATCCACGTTATGTATATTTGAGAAAACCTTCTTAACACCATTAATAACAGGTAAATAATTTTTACTTGAACGGCAATAAGGACAATAATTATTCTTCATATTTTTAAAGGATAATAGTAGACATTGATAGTGAAAAGAATGCCCGCATTTTAAAGTATGGAAAACCTCATCATTTTCTTCACCACAAATAGAACATATCTTGTTGACTTGTTCATTATTCATTATTTAAGTATTATAATATATATTATATTGATCTCTTAAATGATTTTATCATATAAAAACTTAATAATTGATAAAGAAAAAATATCTTTTAAAAAATTTAAACACTATTCGAATGATTTTATTTTTATACCAATACAATACAATAAACGCGATATTTTAATACAAACACCCCATTGTTTCATACCATTTGGATTAAATCAATATTCGACCGTGTCAAATAAAAAGTATTTAGATGCTTCCTTACAAGATAATAATAAGGAATTTATTCATAACTGTTTTAAGAATATTTATCAATGTGTATATGATAAATATTCGTCGAAATTTAAGGTTGAATCTTTTATTAAAGAAAATCAATATTCAAACTGTATTATTCGTTTTAAAGTTGATGAAGGTTGTAGTTTCTATGATCAAAACAAACAACAAATACAATCTTTTCAACCTAAAATATTTGGAATCTTTATTATACACCTATCGGGTTTATGGTTGATGAATAATACAATATGGTTCAATTGGACTATCCTTCAAGCCCGTTTTAATATACCTATTCAATTAAAAGAGTATGCGTTTATAGATGAGGAAGATACATTCATTGAATCAAAGGATAAATTAGTAAAGTCAGCACCGCCACCGCCACCGCCACCGCCACCGCCACCGCCACCGCCACCACTCGATAAATATAATAAAATGAAAAAAGTGGGGGTCCCTACTATAGCAATAGAACATAGGAAACAGATTGATCGTATTCAGGCATCCGACCTTAAGAAGGTGGTTCTTAAGAAAACAACAATTAACACCAAAATAGAAGAGAGAAAAAATAAAAAAAATAGAAGTTATATGCCTTCTCTGGATGAAATACGTAATGCATTACAATCTCTTCAAAAACTAAATTAAAATATTGGTTATAAATATAAAATATGCCACGAAAGACGAACAAAAGAACCCCGAAAAGAAAGATCTCTCGTAAATTAAGTAAAGGGAAAAGAGTATCCCGTAAAGGTAAGAATACAACACCTAAAAAAGTGAAGGAAATTTTATCATCAACATATGGTATTGCTGGACTAATGAAAGTAGATGAAAAGGGATATAAAGCACAACGTGTTGCTAAGAAAGACCCATACAAAAATAAAAAACCGAAACATCCCCCAATCCCTTCAAATATTAAAGGGAAGAAAAAGAATAAAAAGTTAAGTAAAACAAAGACGCTACCATCAATGCAAAGTGAAATGGATTCATTCCTTGCAGGTATCGATTCAAAGCCATCCAAGAAGAAGGGGTCTTGGATTGAACATGTAAAAGCTCATTGGGAAGAACGTAGAAAGACTGAACCAGGTTATAAATATAAGGATGCAATGAAAGATGCTAAAAAGACATGGTAAATAATTTAATTTAAAGAAATAATATAATTTTTATAATAAATGTATAGCGATACTTTTGAAATTGTAGAAACCTCTTCTGATGGTTCAGAATCATCTGAAGAAGAAGATGAAAGGCTATTTACACGTCAAACTCATTTTATGAATATGACAAGTCTTGTAGATTATGAAAAAAATCGTAATAAATTGTATACGAAAGATATCTTAAGGAAACGGATTGTGATTGATTCTCACAATTACTTTCAACCGGAAGGATTTAATACTTCTGATTTCACAGTTGTATTTGACTTTGATACCCCTGTAGGACAAGGTTCTTCACTTGTAACAACTAATTATGATGTTTATCATAATGTTATCGGTTTTCGCCTTGTTAGAACAACAATAAGGACCCCACCATACAACATTAATTCAACGAATAATATCATAAAATATAAGAAAGATGGTGATGATACCATATATACAATCACAATAAATAAAGGTGTTTATAATATGTTAACCCTTGGAGATGTATTTCAAAAGTTTGAAGGGTCAAGGTCAATATCTTCTTCTTCAGACCCAAATGCGAGTATTGATATTTCTAATTATGCTCATTATGTTGAATATTCTGATGAGAATAAAAGCGTTGGGATTTATGATAATGGTTTTAATCCGGGTTCAGGGACATTTACTCTCACGTTTATTGGAGAAACATCTACAACATCTTCATCGACAAATGGAAATAAATCAATGATATATGAAATAAAATACATACCATTTGGTTCTGAAGAAGTAACTATCCTATGGGATTATAATAATATTACTCGCGGGGCAGCCCGTTTATTCGGATTTTTACCAAAAGCTCAACGTACAACAGGACAAATGTTATATTCTGACAGAACACCCGATGTTTCATCACATTTTGTCGACCTAGTAATACCGGAAATACCAAGTATCGCGTGTAAAAAGAACTCTTCTGGTAAGGATATAGTAGAAAGAATACAACTAAAAGCCGGACATGGTGCATATTTACATTATGGTGTAAATGTAGACGAATCAAAAACACAACATTTCTTCTCCCCAATAACATTACACCGATTGAATATTCAATTATATGCAGTTAATAATGTATTGTATGATTCAAATAATTCAGATGTATCATATGAGTTTGAAATGGTGATGGTAAAAAATAAACAATTATTAACTTAATTATTAACTTAATTATTTTGTTCGGTGGATTTAATGACTCCGTTTTCTTTTAAGAGATCATCAACTTGATTTACAACTAAACCAACTGGTAACAGTTCTTCGGTCTTCCAATTAAAACCCCGCGTATTTACAACGTCAATAATATTTCTTAGGTTTGATAGTAGACTAAGTTTAACTTCGACATCCTTATCAGGGATAGTTGGAGTGGTCTGCGTCTGTGTCTGTGTCTGCTGTTCGGTTTCTTTTACTTCTTCCTTAATTCCTTCCATTTTATTATCTAATATTAATTTTTTTTTAAGTATTTTTACGCAATATTAATAAATATCCCTTTTATTAAATTATAAAACATACTTTATTGATTGTATACTATTACTGGTTACTTTTGAATATGAATTCTTCCAATTTTTTCATCCTTTCTTGTAATTCTTCATATTTCTCATCCTTATTTGTAACTTTTTCTTTTAGTTCTGAAATTGTTTCTTGTTGTCCTTTAATACATTCAATTAAGAATGGAACTATTTTTTCATATTTTACTGTTAGATAATCCTCGCCAGATATTGAATTACCATCGCTATCAACATCAAATGGTGCAGCCCTTACAGCTTGAGGTAAAACCTCTTGTATATCTTGTGCAAATACACCAACTTCTTCTTTTTCATAGTCTTGTTTAAAACCGACTTTTTCGCATAATTCTTCATCCCATGTATACGTGAACCCTGAAATTTTATTTAATTTTTCCAATGGATTTTCTATCATCGAAATATTTTTCTTTAATCTCTTATCTGAAGCTAATGCTGTTATATCACCACTTACATTTAATTCGCCGGTGATTTCCACCCCAGTAGATTCAACACGCATCTTTTCTGCACCACCAATATCAAATAGGATTTTACCATTGGTTCCAAAATCAATTGTATTGTTTTGAGAACTTCTTCCAATAATGAGTGAATCATTCCGCAATGATTGAACCGTTGTTTGAGATGTTTCGATACTAAATTCGGTGGTTGATAGATCGAGGCCAGAACCAGCAGTATAGATTGTATTATCGTTCGCCGTTGTAATTGTAATTGTATCTGTAGTTGCATTCGTTGTAATCGTTGCTCCACCTGCCCCTACCAACGTAAGGGTGTCATCACTTTGTTCGGCGGCAATATCTGTCTGCCCGCTTACAGAAATCGTTTTAAAGAAATGATTATTACTATTCAGCCACGTTGTAGATTCTACAACCCCCGTTCCACCTCGCGATACGGGTAATGTTCCCGATGTAATCTTTGATGCAG